GCCTTGGTCCGGGTTGATTCCCTTGGTCCGGTCTGCGGTGCGTTGTTCTTTTGGGGTACACCGTGCGCCCTTGCCTGCGCTTGTTTGTTTTGTTGAACGTCCGGCGGTTCGTTGTTGTCCGTTGCGGTTCGTTCTTTATGCTTGTATTGTAAAGCGTATTCTTTACAAAGTCAAGCGGAAAATTTACAAATTATTGCGGTTTGTGAAATATGTATAGCCGACTAAACAAAATAGGGGCGGTTTATTGTGTAAATTGTACACTTTACAAAGTGCAAGAAAAACCCGGCGCAGTGTTTACCATGTAAACGGCAGACTTGACAGGCGGCGCAGATTCCTATATATTATAGGGGGATAGAATAGAAAGGAGGGCGGAGCCGGTGCGGTTGAGTTTTGGCGAAAAAATGCGCGTTATGATGAAGCGGCGCGGGGTATCGGTGCAAGAGGTGGCGGATCGTCTGGGCGTGTCCCGGCAGAACGTAAACCAGAGACTAAACGCTGATAAATTCACGCTTGACGATATGGAGAAATACGCCGCCGCCATTGGTTGCGGTATAGAGATAGAAATAACAGAGCCGCCGGAGGGCGGAGCAGATCCACATATAAATAAATAAGGATAGCCGAAAAAGTAGAACGTAGGGCACAGAGAGAAGCACAAGAAAGCTTTTCCCGGTGTCCTTTTTATTTTGCCCATGTGAGAACGTAGGACCGCCACAGAGGGCACAGAGGAAAGGAGGGCGCAGAGATGGCAACAGAAAAGAAAGAAACGGCACAGAGAGACGCGCAAGGCGTGAGAAAGCAGAGCTATAAACGTTTTAAGGAGGGGCGCGACTACGAACCCACGGACGCAGAAACAACGGCGGCTTTGTGTGATGCCTTTTTAACTGGATTCTTACAGACAGAGGAAACGCCGGAGGGGTACAGAACAAAGGGGGACGCCCTAGAAAGTTGGAAACGGTAGAAGAGTTTACAGAGGTAGCGGAAAAGTACATTTTATATATTAAGGATAGAGCGGCGGAGGGTGTGCGCTTGGTGCCTGATGTAGAGGGCTTTTGTAGTTTTGCCGGGATTTCTAGGGAAACGCTTAATAATTGGGAAACTACCCGCCCTGGTGCGTATTCTGACACAATAAAAAGACTGAAAACCAGTATTGCAGCATTTAAGAAACAACTTGCCTTTGCTGGCAAGATCCCGCCGATCGTATTCGCTACGGATATGAACAATAACCACGGCTACACGCAGGCGGCGCAAAAGATAGATTTAAACGTAGGCAAGCAGGCGGCAGAACTGCCAACGGCGGCAGAGATCGCGCAGCGTTTACCGGTGGAAATGAGCGGAAAAGATCCGGCAGACACGGACGGAGATATAAATATATAGAGTTTATGCGGTTTTGCGGTTCGTTTTCTTTTACTTTTACGAACTCCGGCACGTTTCCGGCGGTTCTGGTGTGGCGATCCGGGGACAGGTCCGGCAGCTTATACCCTGGGGCGGGGGGTGTAGGGCGGAGCGGATCAGGGGCAACTCACCCCTCTGAGTTCCCGAAAAATTAAAAAGCCGCAAACCACCCCAATCGTAAAATGGCAAAAGACCCCAAAAGCGTAAACCACCCAATTTACAATGTAAGTACAGATACGGCATCCAGATAACAGATGGAAAGCGAAAGGTTTACAAAACCACAAAATCCAAAATCGGCGGATGCCTACCGGCATAGAAAGAGAAAAATATGGAACAAAACAAAGAAACAGCAACACAGAATAAGCAGAGAGAGGCGGAAGTATGCAGAGAGAAGAAACAGACCGCATGGGACAAATGGAAAGAGGACACACTGCGGAAGTTCAACCGGACTGCATGACAGAGGCATACACCGTAGGGATCTCTGAAACGCATATCAGGAACAATGCAACGGTATTCCGAGTATGGCAGATGATAGAGCGCGGAGAACTTACCAGAGAAGAGGGATTGTACCTCATGGTAAATACGCTTGCGGATGAAAACCATCGTCTGAATCAAATGTGTAATGACCTCATAATGAGGATGCCGTCACGTCTGCTCGTAGAAACAATAACAGGCAATAATTAAAAATCGGCGGAGGCTTACGCCTCATAAGAGGTAAAACCGGATGAGCAATGAAAACAGCAATTCCAAAAATTCCCCGGAAAATAAAAAGAGGTCTTGGCACAAGGAACCGTGGTATAAAAGGTTATTCGACAAGATTTTGGTATCGCATTTTCTTCCGTGCAAGCATGAGTGGGAAGTATTGGAAGTTCTCTGGACGCTACCTGGTTACAGCGGATTTAAGTACGAGGTATGCAAATGCGGGTGTAAGAAATGCGGAGAAATAAGCATTGAGCAATTATTAGTATGAGGTGTAGGGCATGGATAGACCGGTAGAAATCACAAGAAGCTATGCAGAGTGCAAATTCTGTAACGATATTGCTGATATGTGCAATGAGATACCAGATTGTACTCACTGTGAGAATAGAAAAGGAACATGGATAGATACAATCACGAGCCTGCTTGGCACAAAAGCGGTTGTCGTTCTGGAAGATGGCAAAGTGGAGACATATCCACTGGATAGACTTAAAGTTATCACAAAGAGGGAGAGATAATGAAAATTATTGAAGAAATTGGCGAAGCTGCAATGTTTGGAACAGCTTGCCGAGGAATGCACTGAACTGGCAAAGGCGGCTCTCAAAATGGCAAGGATTATCCGCAAAGAGAATCCAACACCGGTTACTGAGAAAGAAGCCATTGCCAATATCCGTGAGGAATATACGGATGTCGTGCAGTGCGCCGGAGAACTTTCGCTTACGGTAGATGAGGAACAGATAGCACGAAAACATGAGAGATGGGAGAAAAGAGTGAGGGAAAGAGAATGATACCATTCAGACATTGCATAGGGGAACCACACGGATCAGCAGTGAAATTTGAGATACTGGCAGCAACAACGAATGAGTTTCAGGTACGTTACCCAGATTACGATTACATCAAAATGGGAGCCGGACCGTCAGTGCTGTATAACAGAGAACAATTACTGTGTTTCCTACTGGCGTATGATAAGGCGGAGTGTCTTGGATTTATGGAAAAACTGTATCATCACATGGGATGGCCTACTGAAAAGCTGCATGAGAATCCGGCGTTTGCCGAAGTGATAAAGGAGAAAGAGGCATGATAGCACGTTTCTTACAGAATATTGTCGTAAATGACATTGAGAAGAATATGGAAATGAATATTGATAAGGGCGAAGAACTTTTTGCCATCGACAGAGGAACCCATTATGAGCTGAGAAAGGCTGACGGATGGGGAACTATGGCTCCGAAAGAGTGCGAGGGAGAATATTATGAGATCATCAAAGAATAAAAATCCGTGTTTTGATTGCCTTGCATCAGAAAAAGAAAATGAGGAAGTGTGCAAGACCATACGGGCGATATTGAATAAGCACAATAGCGTGCAAGTGGATCTGAACGATCCGGGCACCATAGGAACATTAACCATAGGGGATTGTACATTTAACGTTTATCTTGGAGGTACAACACTGAATAGGCTGTCACTTCTGCCGGACAAGGATGTATATAGGCGCGTATTCACACTGATAGAGGCGTAGGGGGATATGTATGAAAAATGAGACAAAACCACAGCTCTTTATCATGGATGAATGGCTCGGAGACCCCATACCGCTTGCAGAAATTAAGGAAATATCTGAGCCTACACTGGATGAAGAGTATGATATGCCGGATATTGCTCATCTGAAAGAGGGATTTGAAGTACCTTTTGAAGGTGAAAATGAAGCAGTCTGCCATAAATAAGATATTCAGACCGTGTTTCGGCATAGAGACGTACAGAAATCTTGATAAGTGCGGTAAGTGCAATCTGAAAAATGACTGCGTGAAAGCCAAGATAGAGAACAATTTCAATGGAATTAGAGGGAAAACCTTTAATCATAAAAGAAAATAGGAGGATAAACACATGGACGAGAAAGAAAAGCATCCTTGGAAACCACCGGAATTAGCACCACCGATGCCGGATTTTGACGATTTTCCAATCAGTGCGTGGCTGAAAACGCCACCGATACTGCCGAAAGGACTATACCCGGACGAGAAAAACTATACGGCTACGGCTTTTTCGCTAAATGAGCGGCGGCACAGAATAAGAATGATTGGTGTTGAACCGCCACTTCTTACAAGGCTGATGGAATACGAGTGGATGAAAGCACCGAAGTTCAACCAGGAGGATTTGAAAGTGGCGAGCGTAACTGAGAAGATAGGCAAGACCATGGATAAAGTATATGATGCACAGATGGGATTGCTCCAGGAACAGGTCTTTGCAAACCGAGGCATTCCGGGAGAAGTAATGTTTGGAGACATTTTTAAGGATTTAGGATTAAAGGAGGACAATATGGATAGAAGTTTAGCTGATAAGAAGTTTAAGAAAGTAACAATCGAGTGTGAAGATGGCAGCACCTACGCAGGAAAGGTTGCTCATATTTGCGGTAGTCCTTACCGTTTCAACAATCTGTGTGTTGAGGCAATGATCGAGGACAAGCCTATTGCTGCATACGGCATTGAAAACGTGATTTTCCAGAATCCGGCAACAATCGTGTTCTGGTCTGACGGCACAAAGACGGTCGTAAACTGCATGGATAATGTGGAAGCCAAAAAGAAGATCGTAGACGGCAAAGAAGTAATCATTCGCAAACCTAGAAAGTGCGATACCTACTCCAAAGAGGCAGGACTGGCTATGGCTATTGTTAAGAAGTGGGCCGGTAACAACGGAAATTACAACAACATCTTCCGTAAATTCATTCCTGAGATGGCAGAGGAAGAAAAGGCTGCCAAGAAAGCCAAAAAGGCACAGAAAGCGGAGAAGTAGATATGACATTAAGAGAATTGGCAAAAGGCTATGACGGAGATGTGTTGATTAAAGCCTATGAGAATGAAAAATCAAAGATTCCTACGGCGATCATGCAGAGTTCGGTCACGGATGCAATAAAGGATGAGATATTGGATAGAGAGATTTACAGTTACGCAATGGCCTATCAGTCGTTGTTCACATCAAATCTAAGAGTGAATTTTGCAGCCGCACCGGAAGAAACGGAGGAAACCACATGAGAACCTACTTTTTCGATACAGAGTTTACCGGCCTACGCAAGGACACAACTCTTATCAGCATAGGAATTGTCTCTGACACCGGAGACAGATTTTATGCTGAACTGACGGACTATAATGAGAGTATGTGTGATGAATGGATCGAGAAGAATGTCCTCGATCATTTGATTTTGAGTGGCAATGCGGATTTAGAAGAAAGTATGGCAGCCGACAATAAAACAACGACTGTAATCGGCAGTAAGGCAGATGTTCGCCGTGAACTTATGGAGTGGCTTGAAATGGATGTTAATTTTGACAGCGATTATGCTGCGGTATTCGTTTCAGATGTCTCACATTACGATATGGTGTTGCTGATTGACTTATTGGTAGGTAACGCTAAGATGTTGCCTAAGTTTATTACACCGGCTTGCCACGACATCAATCAGGACATTGCAACGATGCTTGATATTTCAGAAAAGGCAGCTTTTGACATTTCGAGAGAGCAGTTACTTACGGACAGAGGAATTGCTTTGCCGAAAGGTCAGAAACACAATGCACTCTACGATGCGGAGGTTATCAAGGCAATCTATGATGATTTCTATGTGGGGGGGGGTAATTAAGGAGGCCACGAATGGATAAGGGACAGATTTTATGTGATTATAGGACTGCGAAGAATCACAAAAAGCAGATCCATATTCTGGCAGAACTTAATGCCTGCAGTAAAGAAGAGATCATTGATATTCTTACAGATGGTGGCTACACACGGACATTCAATACCAACGGCGTTGATATATCCGTAAAACGGAAAGAGATTGAGGATAGATATGCCAATGGGGATGATGTAGCCACTCTTGCCATGGCATATCACATCTCAAAGAAAGCAATCAGGACATTACTCAATGTGCCTGAGACGGAGGATGAGAAACCTATGGAAAATGAAAATAATACCCAAACGTGCAAAGAAATCATTAACAGACTGCATGAGGAATTGAATGAGGCAAACGATAAAATCCTCTCTCTGACAAAACAGTTGGACGGAGAGAGAAACGATAACACCGCCTTGAAAGAACAGATGGCGAGCATGGAGGCGGAGATAAAAGAACTGAAATCTCATGCGGCGGAAAGTGACAGTTTTTACGGCAGATACCAGGACCAGTGTATCAAAATCAATCAGCTCAATACAACCATTGATGTTCTGATTGACAAGATCAATCTGTTAAAGGCGGTGTACGCATGAAAGATAACGGAATTGAGGTAAGAGTAGCTGACTACTGCGCTTTCTGCGGGGACTTTGAACCGGACGTTGAGAAAATAGATGCCTCTTGCGTAGCTGATAAAGTACCGAGAGTTCTGACAACGATCCGGTGCAAGGATGCCAAGAAATGTGCGGTTATCTATGAGAGGGCAAAGGAGGCATTGCGTGAAAAATCAGAGATGGTACAGAGTAACATTTGAGACTTTGGAAAGGAAACCCATCAGGAGAACCGTTGAGGTACTTAGCACGGACAGTGTTCATGCGTCTGCTCTGGTGTATTCTCAGTTTGGCGGCAGCAAGAAAATCAAAGTGAAGTCCGCAAAGAAAGCAAAGGAGAGAGAATGATGGATAATTTGAACTTGAAACCGCAGTCCCCGGATGAAGTAAAAACCATGATGTGGACAGGGGAAAATCAGCGTGAAATGTTCGATCTGCTTACTTGTGGCAAGAAAATTGACGATTACATGACCGCTAGCGGAGAAAACTTTTTCATAGATCATAGCACCGTAAAAGGTGGACTGGTGCTGATTACCAACATAGGAAATCAACGCGGATGCGAAATACCGGTAAAGATCGGGGACTATGTGTGTGGCCGCAGATATGGAGATAAATGGTGTTTTTCTGTTGCGGACGGTACTGCTTTTGAGAACAACACTTGCGGGACCCTTGAAAAAAGAGAGAGGAAAGGGAAACCGATAGATGTATTCAAAAGTCAGGAACAGTTAGAAGAGTGCCTAAGAGAGTGGCAGCACAGACTATTCCTTGATGGGTGGCTGATACTGGCACACGTTAAAGATAAGATCATGAATCCTGACGGAGAAGAGGTAATTGACGCTGCCGGATATAACACATTCATTTTTGAATCCAGTCAAGCGAATATCCAGTTGCTTAGCGATGAATCTTACAAAGAGAACAATACACTGTTCAAACATTGCATGGAAAAGGATCTGGTGCATGAACTCCTGCATTGCAAGTATGATTGGATGGGATGTCAGGGTAGAACCTATGAGGGTGTGTATTTGGATGCAACCGAACACCAGAAGTTGGAAGAAATGGCAAAGAGTCTCATCATGGCAAAATACGGTGTGGACTACAACTATTTCATGTGAGGTACGTTATGACAACGGTGGTAGTTTATAAGACCGGGACGAGAGAAGTCCTGGCGGCAATTCCGGTAGAGGGTGGCGATGCCGTTTGCCGGAATGATATTGATTTTCAGATTTACAACGGAACAGAACCAATTTTTACGGAAACTCTAGGAGGAATGGTTCTGGCAGAAAATAAATTTATGCTAAAGATGGAGGGCAAGAACAATGAAAAATAAAGGAACATGGATTATTGTCGGCATTGTAGCCGCATTTGTATTACTGATTGCAGGAATTTTCGTAACCACGAACAATAGAGCCATCTCGTTAGAGGAACAGGTTCTTACGGCGGATTCTGATGTGCAGACACAGGAGAAACGCAGAACCGATCTCATTTACAATCTGGCAGACTGTGTAAAGGAATACGATAAACATGAGGCAGATACACTTCTGGCAGTTGTTGACGCAAGGAATAATGGCGGTGTGGATATTGAGAATGTCACAACTTCCATTGCTGCGGTTGCGGAGCAGTACCCGGAACTGAAATCGAATGAAAATTACAAAGAGCTTATGAATGAATTGTCTACGACTGAAAACCTGATTGCACAGTACAGACAGTCTTACAACAATGAAGTCCGGGCATACAAGAAATATGTGCGTAAGTTTCCTCATAAGCAGATCTTAGGAATGATGGGATATGAGGTTATCAATTATTCATATTTGGAATACAGCACAGAGGACAGGCAGCCGGTAAGCAATCTGTTTGGAGAATAAGCCTATGAGAAAATGGAGTACGATAATCTACTCCGGCAGTGGTTGGGATTTGACGGTGCGAGAACTCATGTTTAGCGTCGTCATTATCCTTGTCATGCTCACGGGTGGATTTTTCATCAGCGAAAAGATAGCTTCACACAATGACGAACAGAATCAGGAATACTATCAAGCTATGCAGATTGATGGAAATGCGGAGCTGTTTCGGTACGGTATGCGAACTGATGTAGGAAATGCGTTTGTGAAAGGAAATCTGGTGGCAGTAGATCCTGTTACAGATCCGGGCATAGGTGGAGTACCAGCTGCCTACATAAAGGTTGAGGAACAACACTATAACCGTCACACGAGACAGGTGGCACATACACGGACGGTAAATGGAAAATCTCAGACTTATTACACCACGGAGGTATATTATTCGTGGGATTACTACGATAGTTGGGAAAACCATAGTCAAACAGTATCATTCCTTGGTGTGGAGTTTCCGTATGGAAAAATCCAGATGCCGGGGTCTTACCTGTATGATACGATCAAGCAATCGTCCAATGTGAGGTATTTGTACTATGTTATCAACACAGAATACAGTGGAGTTATCTATGCCAATCTCAAAGATAATACAATAGAGGATGGAACACCGTTCATTCAGACTGATACGTTAGATAGTGCTGTGGATTACATGGTAAGCAGCAGTACGGCGATGTTGGCCGGATTCTGGATGTTATGGATTGTCGTTATAGGAGCTGCGGTGTATGGATTCTGCTATTTGGATAACAAGTGGTTGGAGGACGAGTGATGTTCATAGTAAATCAGGATAGAGACACTACAATCAATTTGAATAACGTAAAAGAAATATTCGTAAGTCAGGAACGAATATTTGCGGACAACACAGTGATTGGGAAGTATAAGACGGAAGAAAGAACAACTCAGGTTTACAATGAAATGCTGCAAATCTTATTCTCCCCATATATGATGTTAAAAAATGCAGAATTACCGCCGGATGCAATGAAAAACTTTGCAAACGGAAATGTGATTCTGCTGAAAAGTGCGGACAGAGAGCCGGACGTGAAGTTTTATGACAATGGATTATATTATATGCCGGAGGAATAGAGATGAAAGATTTGATTTTTGCACTTATATGGTTTGTGGTACTGGGAATTTATATCTTTGTGAGTTGGAAAGATGCAAAGTCCAACAACGATGTAAAAAAGGAAATCACGCAGATGAATGAACTGCTCTTAGAACAGAACACACAGCTCAGAAAGCAGAACGATCATCTGAATATGGTTATCCTGAGTGTTTGCAGTAAGAGCGTGAGAGATAGGCAACAGAAGAAAGATGGTAAAACCAATGATGAGACAGAGAAAGAGAAACAATAAACCACATTGGCGGAAAAGACCACAGAGGAAGTTACAAGATCAACCAATGCCAATGCCGGAACCGTCCGTTGAATTTCAAAACACCTACACTTTCAGACCGATAGAGACGTATCAGGTATGCAAACACCTTAATATATTCCAAGCGGGTCGAGAGGATATAGCAGGTTTTGTACATAGGGAAATGGCACAAGAAATGGGTATGAAACTTGCACAAGACGGAATACTCGTATTCGACACAGAACCAGATTCTAATAACTGCGGAATTGTTGTCAGGGCAAGAGTTGATGTAATAAGACCGATGTAAAAATACAGAGCCGTGTAGAGCCGTGAGAAAGGATGAATTTTCATGGCTCAACTGTCGAACAGAGATATAATCATACGGCTTTTGAAAAGCGATCTGAGTGATTACGACAATCTCCTGTCATTGCTCGGTATGGCGAACGAAGTCCTCAGTGAAGATAAAGAACTGTCAAAGAAATTGGCGAATAAGGTTCGATTCCTTGCACTGAGGCTTTGTTCCACAGGAGATATAAAGTATTACAACCTCTATAATCAGGCTTTGTTATTCTTGGCACAGAAACATAAGGACTTCGATTCTTACTTGCTGTATGTGGAGAAAGACAGAGACCCGGAGGACAGATACTATCAGCCGAGAAGAAATAAGATTTACTGGCTTGTACAGAAGATGCAACGGCTCATTGATGATGAGCTGGATATTCTGTCAATATCAATGCCACCCGGAACCGGCAAGACCACTCTGGGAGAGTTCTTCATATCGTTTGTGATGGGGCATTATCCGAACACACCAAACCTTATGTCCTCTCATTCTGGATTTATGACGAGAATGTTCTATGACGCAGTTCTCAATATTATTACCAGTAATGAGTATTGTTGGAGCGATGTGTTCCCGGATGTGATATTTGAGGGAAACAATGCAAAAGAGGAAACAATCAACCTTGGAAGATGGCAGCCTTTTAAGACACTGACCTGCAGACCAATCAGAGGATCACTTACCGGTGTTACCCGATGTGAGGGATTTCTGTATGTGGACGATTTGGTTTCCGGTATTGAAGAGGCATTGTCGATTGACCGTCTGGATAAGCTGTACGGAGAGTATACGACAGACCTTAAATCCCGTAAAAAGAAAAAGGCAAAGGAAATCCACATTGCCACACGTTGGAGCGTCCACGATGTCATAGGACGGCTTGAAAGGATGTATGAGGGCAATCCAAGGGCAGAGTTCATTGCCGTGCCGGATATTGACCCTAAGACCGGAAAAAGCAACTTCGACTATGATTACGATGTCGGATTTGACGAGAAATACTTCCATGACATGGAGATGTCTATGGATGATGTTTCATACCGTTGCCTGTATAAGAGTGATCCTATCGAGAGAGAGGGTATTCTGTATCATCCGACAGAATTACAGAGATACCTCGGAGGACTGCCGGACAGAGAACCGGATTCCATATTGGCAATCTGCGATACTAAGGACACCGGTACAGACTACAACTTCCTCGGAGTTTTCTATCAGTATGGAGACAGATATTATCTGGAAGATCTGGTATTCAAGAATATCGATCCGGGAACTCTGGACGAACTCAACTCAGATATGCTTGTGAAACATCATGTGCAGCAGGCACAGTTTGAGAGCAACAAAGAGGGTAGCCGTACCGCCAATGAGGTAGAACGCCTTGTAAGAGAAAAAGGCGGCAGATGCCATATTACGAAGAAATACACGACCCAGAACAAAGAGACCAAGATCATTGTCAATTCTTCATGGGTTAAGGAACACGTTATATTCAAGGATATTACAGAATATGAACCTAAGAGTGATTACGGTGTGATGATGTCATTCCTTTGCAGTTACACACAGCTTGGAAAGAATAAACACGATGATGCACCGGACGCATTGGCAATGTTCGCACAGTTTGTAGATGCTCTTCTCGGCGGAGAGGGACAGGTAATGAAGAGAAGCGAACTCGGAATATAGAGAAAGGGATAGCATGAGACAATACAGTTTCGCCACCAACCTAAAAAGAGAGAGACAGAATTTAGAGATTACACAGAAAGAACTTGCGGATGGGGTTCATGTTTCACAAAATACCGTGAGCGATTGGGAGTTATGCAAATGTTATCCTCCAATCGACAAGATATACGACATAGCGAATTTTATGAAAATTCCTGTAAGTAAGTTGCTTTCTGACATACAGGAGAATGGTTGTAAAGTCGAATAAACACTAGAAATTAAAATTTTTTGAAAAAATTGTTTATTCCACTTGACAAACAATGTTCAGTAGGCTATACTACGACCATACCAAGTGACACGGACATAAGTTAAGCGGAGTGAACACAAGGTATTTGGCATTAAAGTTTCTCCTAACCATTGCGGCACAGCAACAGTGCCGTAATATGGGAAGTAAGCTAACTCGGTAGAAGCGATGGACTGAAAATCCATAGGAGTTGGTTCGACACCAACACTTCCCACTTAGGAATTGTTGTTCCCCGACAGCAATCCAACATCGGAGGGTTCACACTTATGATGAACCTCCGAAACCTCACATGGAATCTCCCAAAGTGTGAGGTATGGACCATTAGCTCAGTTGGTTAGAGCATCCGGCTCATAACCGGACGGTCTGGGGTTCGAGTCCATGATGGTCCACGCATGGCAATCCGGCACTTTCCTAGGAAGTGAAGCCACGCCGAGGTACACCGGAGGATGTAAGGCGGCTGAGTGCAGCGGTGCAAACAAAAACGGGATGTTCACTGCATGACCGTGACGGCTACCAGAGGTAGCAATACAAATGGAAAAGGAGAATGAAATGAGTATCATTTTGACAATCATCGGTATTGTGCTTTTCTTCGGTGGCATCATTGCCGGATATTCGATGAAACAGTATGAAATCGAGGAAAAGGGAAATGAGAAAGCAAAATTCCCAAAAGGTTTTGTTGTTGTTGTACTTGTTGGTCTGATTGTATTCGGAGTAGGAAATTCACTTGTGATTATACCGACCGGATATACCGGAGTTAAGAGCACATTCGGACAGATTGATGAGACAACAATACAGAATGGTGCAAACTGGAAGATTCCATTCATCCAGAAGATTGAGAAAGTCAACAACAAGCAGCAGGACATTGTATTTGACGGACAGATTTGGTCTGAAACATCAGAAAGAACAGCACTGTATTATGACGGCATCACAGTTACATACCAGATCAACCCGGAAATGTCTGCATGGATTTATGCCAACGTCAGCAACTACAAGGAAAACCTTGTGACGCAGACACTTGTGGCTTCCGCAATCAAGACAAGCAGTAAGTCCTTGACCTCAACGGATGCAACGAACAGAGGGATTGTAGAACCCATTTCTATGCAGAACATCCAGAAAGCCCTCAACGAGAAGTACGGAGAGGATGTTGTAATCATCAACAAGGTAGTAATTGCAAATACTGATTTTGAGGACAGTTACAATCAGGCAATCGCTGAAAAACAGACTGCACAGTTAGCTTACGAACAGCAGCAGATTGAAAATCAGAAAAAGATTGAAGCCGCTGAGGCAGATGCCAAGGTAAAAACCACTCAGGCACAGGGCGAAGCTGATGCTGCCGTTATTAAAGCACAGGGAGAGGCGGATGCCAATAAGCTGTTGAATGATTCGCTGACGGATAAGATTTTGCAGCAGATGTATTTGGAGAAGTGGGACGGCGCACTGCCGAAAGTGTCGCTGTCTGATGGCACAGACACAATCGTAGACATTGGAGATCTTTCATCAACAACGGAGGTACAGAGCAATGAATAAAGCTGAATTAGTACAGGCTATGGCTGAAAGAGCCGGACTTTCCAAGAGTGATGCTGAAAAGGCACTCAACGCATTTGTGGAAGTTGTCGGCGGAGAACTCGGCAAGGGTGGAAAAGTACAGTTGGTTGGATTCGGTACGTTTGAAGTAACTGAGCGTGCTGCCAGAATCGGAAAGAATCCTCAGAACGGAAAAGAGATTACCATTCCGGCTTGCAAGGCACCTAAGTTCAAAGCAGGCAAGGCTCTGAAAGATGAAGTGAATCGCTAAATGATCGGAGCGAACTTGGTGTAGTGTGGTGGTTCGATTCCACCTGTGGGCGTAGCTCTTGCGATTAAGGTTCCTACCGCTTCTTTCCTAATGTTCTTGGCGATACAAAGAAAATTCCGGGCGAACGGCAACGATTGGTGGTGTTGCGGCGGACTGTAAATCCGTTCCCTCGTGGTAAACATTGGAGGTTCAATTCCTCTTTCGCCCATTTAGGTAGATTGCAACCTATCCACATTGAATGTTTTGGACGCGGACAGACTTTCTTTGCGGAGAACAGCAAGAACCTGGTTATGATTTTGGCGGTTGAATGGATCCTATCTTCCAGACAAAAAGCAACAACCGCACCGGTTCGGTTAGTCAAGCGGTCAAGACACTACCCTTTCACGGTGGAAACATGGGTTCAAATCCCATACCGAACACTTCGGTTGAATTACGCTGACTGTTTACAGTTGGTTTAGTATTCACTGATAATTAGTTTTGGCGAAAGCCGTGGGAAGCAATCGGAAAATAGGGAGATTGCAAAGCTCATTGACGAGGCTTATTTGAGCAGTCAGGGAAAGCCGACAGGACTTAAAATTGGAGAGCTTGCGTAAGTCACGCTAAAGACCACTGTTGCAACGGTGCCTACGATAGCATAACTGGAAATGCCACGGACACCATGCCGGGGAAAGTGGGGTTCAACTCCCCACCGTAGGACGAGCGGATTTCTTAACTGATTTTCTTAGTCCGGCTTTAACAGGAAAGAAAATTGGCGGTGGCGAGGTTCCGGTGATCACCAAGTGCTTTTACATTACCAAGAGTTTTCAAGAAAAACTCCGGTGCGGAAAATTTACTGCTTAGAGTGCATGAGCGTTACAGCGATTTAAGCGGCGGTGGAAACTTCCGAGAAAGACCTGATTACAGATGTGCGTGAGCCGTAACCAATCGAGCCGTCATGCTTAGTCAGGCGCAGAGGAATGTAGTAGAGGCGGAGAACTGCGATAACAACGTACATCCGAGGTAAGGCGATAAAGAGTTGGACTCGTCAAAGGTTCTTTGAGTATGTAGTCGGTGGATTATGAGAACCATGTGGAGGGGTGTAAGGTCCGAGAACCACATTAAAAAATGAAATACCTTTGTTGGCAACTGTCTTACACGTTGCATCGGTTCGGTAGTGGCAACCATCCAAGCTACCGCCGGACTGCATTGGAGTATAGCTCAGATGGATAGAGCACAACACTACGGATGTTGGTTAGCGCAGGTTCGAGTCCTGCTACTCCAATAATGGCTTGTAGCTCAGTGGTAGAGCGTCTGACTGTTAATCAGAATGTCGTGGGTTCGATCCCCACCTTGCCAGTTGGAGACACTTGACTTACTCTTTCAAAGCACTCCATAAAAAGGTTATGAAAGGGCGTTTACGACCGGCGGAAGAGGATCTCCGACTTGTACGTTACCAAGGGAAAACTACTCTGCCGTGTGTCCGGTTGGTCGAGGGTGCGGTCTTGAAAACCGTCTGGATGTAAAAGTCTCTGGGGTTCAAATCCCTAACACGGCGTGGCAAAGTAAAGGATACGTTCGATTCGTAGGTGTATGGGTTGCACATTCTCTATCCAAAAACCAATAGAGAAAGGAACGGTTCGATTCCGCGGTGTGAGGTCGCATTTTACTTTGTGGTTTTGGCTCTATGGTATAAAGGTTATTACGCCCGACTGTCTATCGGAAAATTTGGGTTCGATTCCCAATAGAGTCGTTATGGTGCATTGCCGTAATGGTAGCGGAGTGGCTTGCTAAGCCATCCGGCAGAAATGCCGTATAGGTTCGATTCCTATATGCACCGCTATGAGACCGTATTCCACCGGTGGAGGAGGTCTCAGAATTTGGAGTTGCCGGAATAGGTAGACGGATAATCATAGTAAAGGAATGGGGTAGGCGAGAGGTAGGTGCGAGGACAAGCCACAGAAACAGCCGTAATCCTACCGCCCCAAGAAACTACTGAAAATCATAACTATTGTACCGAGTACCAACAGCGAAAGGTGTGGCTAACAGTAGCATAGTTCCATAGTGGGTGCAAATCCCATTACTCCAAAGCCGTCCTGACTTCGGACGCTAAACCAGTTGGGGTTAGAGAGATTTCCCGAAAGATAGTTCCTATTGGCATACCCGGTGGTTAGGGTGTATCACAGCAAACCATAGTGAGTGTACGGAATTATTTAATCAAGTCCACCGTTCAGGATGTCGGCTGTGTGACGGTTAAGAGTGATTATGCGAGAAATTCGACATAGCAGAAAACTCAGAGGTTCTTGTGGGGCGAAGAACCATTATGGCGGAGTGGAGCAGTGGTAGCTTGTCGGGTTCATGCCCCGGAGGTCACAGGTTCAAATCCTGTCTCCGCAATCTTGCGTGGTAGTTCAATGGAGAGAACATTATAAGCGGTTGTCATGCTCCATGTGACACGGACAGCAATAATTCTTTTTTCGATGGTAACGAAGAGATGGGGGTTCGATTCCCTCCCACGCAACTGATACGGATTTTCGTATTAAAACTGAATATGGAGAGATGGCGGAACGGTAGACGCGGCAGTTATGTACAATACATCATGTTTGTGATGCTGACAGCAAATCTTACAGCTTGGGGCCTGCTTCATTGTTGGTTCAAATCCAACTCTCTCCAATCAAGGCGATGGCACAAACGTCCTTACAAATCAATAAGACGTGCCACATGGCGAGGTAGCTCAGATGGTAGAGCAATGATATGAATACGCAGATCATGTTAGTGATCTCAGCAGCAATCTCATTCCAATCCAAGGCATGTGTCGGCGGTTCGATTCCGTCCCTCGTCTCTGCCCCGATTGCCGGTTATGGTAAACCGGAGGGAACATGACTGCGATAACGCTTGTGTTCCGCACAGCAATCGAGTATACGGGTTCAAGTCCTGTCGGGGCAATTAAGTGACGCTTACAGCAATCTTTCAAAACAGAAAATTCCATTGACAATATTTTCCCGTTTGAAACAGCGTCATGTAAAGAAATGAGGTTGCCTATGAACCGAAAAGAAGATTATAGGGATATGGAAAAGTATCATAAGGCGTGTCAGAGACAGCATAGGCGATATTACAGCAAAACGTCATTTCTATATCCGTCTCATCCGTGGACTGCGGAGGAAGATGCACTGGTAATCAAACATGAGATTACCGATTCTGAACTGTCCGAGAAAATAGGTCGTTCTGTTGGTGCGATACATAACAGACGGTATGAACTTAAAAAGTTAGCCAGATAGGCATAAAACTTTATATGGGACGCTCACAGCAAATTATTGGATATGACTGTTAATCATAAAAACCAATAGCGTCCTGAATGATCTTACAAACAATTTTAATATGGGACTCCTACAGCAATCACAATGGTTAAAACAATGTCTGCAAAACAATGTGAAGTGGTTCAATTCCACAAATGAGAGTCCTGGAAAGAGAGGAAACAATGAGCTTCGCAGATGCAATGAGAAAAGACGGTTCATTTACCAGAACCGAAAACGGTGCTGTGGCTTTGAATACCACAGGAGACGCAAGACTGGATTTGTTCGGCACAATCGGATCCCTGAGAGAAGCTGATGAGGGCAGAATCGAAACACTGTTCGCAGAGGCATACAATCAGGATGCTCTTTTTGCCACAAAGATTGCGTTCTATGCAAGGGATATTCGTGGAGGTCTGGGAGAAAGAAAGACTTTCAGAACGATCATCCGTTACATGGCAGAGAAACACCCGGAAGCACTCAGACCAAACCTTGATCTGGTTGGTGTATTCGGAAGATATGATGATCTGTATGAGCTTATCGGTACTCCATTGGAGGACGATATGTGGGCGGCAATGAAGAAACAGTTTGAGGAAGATTTACAGAACCTCAATGCCGGAAATGCAATTTCTTTACTTGCAAAATGGATTAAGACCGCAGATGCAAGCAGCTCTGCCACAAGAAAACTCGGAATCCTTACGGCGCAGAAATTAGGCTATCCGGTCTACAATTTCAAGAGAATCGTCCGTAGTATGAGAAAACAGATCGGTGTCGTTGAAAGTCTTATGTCAGCCGGAAGATGGGATGAAATCAAATACCCGGAAGTTCCGAGCCGTGCAATGATGATTTACCGCAAGACATTTATGAAACATGATGCTGAGAGATTTGGAGAGTTTATCAGCAAAGCAGAAAAGGGAGAGGTAAAGATCAATGCCTCAACACTATTCCCTTACGATATTGTTGAGAAGATCCTTTACGGCAGAGAGAGCAACAAGGTACTTGAAGCCCAGTGGAAAGCCTTGCCGGATTATGTGGAGAAAGGAACAAACGCTTTAGTTATGGCGGATGTGTCCGGTTCCATGAGAGGCAGACCTATGGCAACATCAATCGGTCTTGCAATCTATTTTGCAGAGAGAAATGTGGGTGCATACCACAATCTGTTTATGACATTCTCTGACAGACCAGAGACGGTTGTTCTGAGGGGAGAAACCCTTGAACAGAAGATCCGCAACGTAAGCAGAGCAAATTGGGATAACAATACAGACCTTAAAGCTGCTTTTGAGAGGGTTCTTGAAATTGCGGAAAAACACAATACTCCGCAGGAGGAAATGCCGAAAGCAATCGTTGTTATCTCAGACATGGAAATTGACTATTGCGGAAACCGTGAATGGTCTTTCTATGACAAGATGGCAAATAAGTTCCGTAAGGCCGGCTATGTAATCCCGAACATTATCTTCTGGAATGTGAACAGTAGACACGATGTGTTCCATGCAGACCATAACCGTAAGGGAGTGCAGCTTGCAAGCGGGCAGTCAGTTACCGTGTTCAAGCAGATCCTGCAGAACCTTGGCTATAATCCGGTTGAGTCTATGGAGAACACGATCAATTCTGAGAGATATGATTGTATCACAGTCGAATAGAGTAAATACTGACCGGGGCAAATAGCTCCGGTCAAATAAAATATAAAAGGAGATAACCACCAATGAAAACACCCTACAATGAAATTGTGAACATCGCAAGTATTGGTTCACAGACAAATCCGATTTCTCTTAATGAGATTTTGAGAAAGGCAAACGATGAGCAGCTTACACCGGCAGCACAAAACAAAGAGAGAGTATTGTTTCTCGGAATTGATGTGCAGCAGGACTTCATGGATAATGGATCACTCGGAGTTCCCGGAGCGCACGGCGATGTGGAGAGAATGACACAGTTTATCTATAACAACATGGATAAAATTACAAACATTGCGGTATCTATTGATACCCACACACCACATCAGATTTTCCATCCGTGCTGGTGGATTGATGAAAATGGCAACAATCCGGCTCCTTACACACCGATTACGCTGGCAGACCTTGATTCTGGAAAGTACAGAGCCGTTATCTACCCTCGCCAGAGCCGTGACTATGTAGAACATCTGGAAAAAGACGGAAAGAAAACCTTATGCGTATGGTCTTACCACTGTTTACAGGGTACATCTGGTGCGGCATTTGAAAATCAGTTTGCCAACATGATTTATTTTCACTCTGTTGCAAAGAAAGCCGTTACGCAGCGTCTTGTAAAAGGACAGGATCCACTCAGCGAAATGTACGGAATTATCAAACCTGAGTATGATACAAAGAACTACATCAATATCGACTTCCTGAACAAACTGGAAAATTACGACAAGATCATTATTGCAGGAGAGGCAAAGAGCCATTGCGTATTGGAAAGCATTAAACAGATTCTCGAACATTACGCTAATCGCCCAGAGATCACTCAGAAAATCTATATCCTGGAAGATTGTATGTCCTCCATTCCTGGGTTTGAGGATGTTACTGAGCAGACCTTTGATGATTTTAAGAAAACGTACCATGTAAACATCGTGAAAAGCACAGATGATATTTTGTAGGAGGTAGCCGATATGAATGAAACAGAACAGATAATTGACGGATTAGATGAGGTTGAGATCACAAATACCTCCATTGATGAAATCGACAGTGAGAACATCAATTTAATTTTTGTCGGAATCGACAAGTCTGGTTCTATGGGAATGTATGAAAGAGATATGGTAAAAGCTCTTTCGGATTTCAAAGATGCACTTATCAATTCCAAAGAATGTGATGAGATTCTGGTTGCAAGAGCAGACTTCTCCGACAGTGCAACCGTAGGAGGCTATAAGCGCATTACAGAGTTTGACACTTCGTATAGCACCGATGGATGCACAGCTATGTACGATACGATCATTGATGGAACTGAGAAGTTGAAAGAATACAGAGACTTCCTCAAAAATGAGGGAATGAGAGTAAAGGCCGTGTTTGCAATTTTCGGAGATGGGATGGATAACTCTTCTCAGCCGGGAGGGTTTGCAAAGGCAAAGAAAGCGGTAGAGTATCTGAACGTGGAAGAAATCGTTACTGCGTTTATCAGTTTCGGAGGACAGGCAACACAGGAGGCGAAAGACCTTGGATTCAAGAATATCCTCGATGTAAGCAGTTCTGCATCAGAACTCAGAAGAGCTTTCAACTGCTTATCAAAATCAGTGATTGAAAACTCCAAGAGTGCCGTATCGAAACAGGATGATTTTTTTGACGTATAAAAAATGAGAGTAGAACGGCGATCCTAAAAGGGGTTGCCGTTCTTTTTTGCGGGAGGAAATACAATGGTTATAAATAAAATCGGTCAGCAACATATCGACTACGGTACGAATTGCCAGGACTACGGAATTGAATTTGATGGGATGAAAGTTGTTTGCGATGGCTGTTCGGAGGGGAAACATTCGGAAGTTGGAGCAAAAGCGTTTTGCCATCTTTTGAAAAATGACAGCAGAATTATACATGAATGTAGTGTATATACTGCCGCAGCCGCTTTTGGAGAGATACTTGGTCTATTCGGGCAGACTTCCGGCTCAATCAGAGATTTCCTTTGTTTTACGATCCTTATGGTTACTGAAAATGAGACACATTTCATGGTAGATTACTGCGGAGATGGTTTTATCGTGAAAGAACGTCTGGACGGAACGATTGAGTTTGAAGAACTATCTGACGGAGAATACCCGAAATACTTTGCCTACAATTATGTGAATAAAGATATGCTCAAACAGTACAAAGATGGTGCCAATTTTTCCACAAAGGCTTTTCCGAAAGATGAATACAGGAATATTGGTGTAGCATCTGATGGAATACGATTCGCCATGAAAGATGAACAATTTAAGAAAGAATTTACGGAAGTCCTGCAGAGCGGCAAGGAAGTAAGAGTAAAGAGGTTTATAAACAAACATCAGAAAGTATTCCAGGACGATACAACAATCGTATTGTAGGAGGACATTATGAAAATGGCACTAACGAGGATAGGAAAAGAAAAGATAAGACAGCTTACTCCCATAACGGAGGGAGGCGAGGGATATATCTATGAGTTTGGCAACGATATTCTGAAAATTTACAAACCCTGTGTTGATATTGCAGCCAAGGAAAAGAAAGTTGCCATGCTCATTGACAAACCGCTGCCAAAGGAGGCTATTAAACCGATTACGGCAGTGTATGACAATAACAATAAGTTTATTGGTTACATTATGCCAAAAGCCGTAGGAGAGGAAGTAAGAGTTCTCACAAGTAAAAAATATCTGAAAGCGAATGGGATAACCACGAAAGATATTTTGGAAATACTCGTAAAGATACAGGACATCGTGAGAGATATACATTCCGCCGGAGTGTGTATTGGGGATCTGAACGATCAGAACATCCTCTTTGACAAAACTGGAAATGTGTACTTTATAGATTGCGATAGTTGGAGCGTGGAAGATGAAAAATGTGAAGTTTGCATGGACTTATTCAAAGATCCATTGATGAAAGGAAATGACTTTTCAGAGGAAACAGACACATACGCAGAGGCAATTTTGATTTGGAAAACCCTTACAAGGATTCATCCGCATGGTGGGACTATGACACCAGACATGGATATTGTAGAACGTATGAAACGAGGAATATGCGTAATAGACAATCCAAAAGTAAAAATACCAAGAACGATTAAACCGTGGAAAAACTTATCTCCTTATCTGGTTGATTCTCTGAAAAAGATTTTTGAGAATAAGAGCCGATCTATGGGGGATGAATTAAAACACATGGCAAAACACCTTAAATTCTGCGATGTACACCAGGAGTTTTATTATGGCAAATATGCTCGTTGTCCGCTATGTGATAATAATGCAAATGTTCTTACTAAGCCGGTATCACAAGGGGTAACAGGAGGGCTTACACTTATCACGATGCTCAAAGGAAACGATGTAAAAATTGTTCTAAATGAGCAGTGCTATATCAATAATGCCGGAGAAGTAGTGGAAGTTAAGAATGGGAATAAATTCACATACGAAAGCGGAATTAAATACCATTTCGCAGAGGTTGGAGCAGAGAATATTGTAATAAAAGCGGATGATAGAGCGTTCTGGTTTGCCACGGATAGAGAATATGTGTTTGAGAAGAAACATAAGAGTCCGGTTTATGCGGCAGGAGATTCAGTATATTTCATAAGTCCTGCCAATACATTAACCTCTATCCAGATCACAAAATCAGGCAACGGAATACGGACGATTACAAAATGTGGATATGAGAGTTACTTTGCGGTATCTGAGGGACATTCGTGCGTTGTGAGTAGATTTGCAGAAAACCTCATTGTGAATCTGGATGGAAAAAACATTGAGATACCATATACTGATACCGTGAATAATTATGGAATACACAGAGATAAAATAACCGGAGGATGGCTTATCGTGTTGGAAAACGGAGCCGGACAGTTCTTTACCTTTGTGTGCAATGAACATGGAGTAGCGTATAGCGAGGATCGCATTAAATATCAATGCGGGCTTGGAAATGTATGTTTTTATAACTCCAATATCTCAATACCGATTGATGGAAATATCAGAATATATTCGTACCAGAAACAGGCATTTAAAGATTTTGAGTGCGAAGCCGTATCGCCGGATAGCTGTTTAATCAAAGATTCTACAGCATTTACGATCGTCAATGATGAAAATATTTATAGACTTGTGAGAACTGTACGATGAAAGGAGAAAATGGTATGACAGAAGCGCAGAAAAAAGCAGTTGAGGTGCAGAAAGAGATCGAAGAGGCCTGCATCCGGCATGGACTTAATCTTACTATCTTTGAAAATGGTATTGGATTTGTGGATCCCAAAAACAATAAAATTGTCATGGTATGGAGACCTAAGTATAAACCGGCACCGTCAGAAACACCACCTACACAGAAACCGTCCGGTGGAAATATGTCCGCTTTCATATTTGGCGGTTCAAAGGGAAGTGGCAGATTTATGGGAAACAAAAGGAAACATACAGTCAGAGGAATGAAACGGAGGTAGGTTGATATGCCAAGTTTTAAATTAAAACCGGAGCACATAAAGATTATGACAGACCTTAATTTTAGAATCTCCATTTTAATAGATTCTAAGGATAGGTATAGACCGGCAATAGATATTAAAAGACCATTCGGGAACAGCGGCCCCACAACGAATGTGTGTGAAATCATGGGATGGCACTGCGATGAAGAAAGTGGAGAATACGCTGCTGAGGATATTGAAAAAGCCGAAATGCTCATTATCGAGCTTCCGGTTGCTTTGCAGATCGTGATGCAAAACCACACATTTGAACCCGGAGAGTATGAAGTAGGGGAATATTCTTCGGCATACTTCAATTATGTTCACATTCGCAATTATCACGCATTAAAATCTCCTATCGCAGAAATAGAGGAAAAATATAAAGACTGCGATCAAATGGAAAGGTTACATGAAGTTTGTATGAATGTATCTGGCGATAACCCGTGGAAAGTGATTGACGATCTGAAATGGTTTGCCCAGACCGACTTTCTGGCAGATGCAATAGCGGTATTTGAAAAGCATCGAGACGAACAAATCCTTGATGAATGGCTGAAAACACATGACGGAGAGGATTATTGCGAATATTGTCCTGAAAACGCTGAATGTCCTCATGGAATGGCTTGTCATGGTGGAGAACCTATCGAGCCGTCTTGCTACGGAGCAGATATGAAAGAATTTCTTTACACGGACTCTATTATTGAGGATGCACTGGAGGAAAGATATGGCGAAGAATAACAAACTGATAAATTCCCTGAATGAAATCGCCAGAAGAAACCGCTCACAGAACGTTGCTACTGCGGCAGACCAGATGGTTCCACAGATATATGCTGCGATTGCCATAGCACTTCACAGAACCTATGGATTCGGATATAAGCGTATCAATGATGTGTTCGTAGAATCACAGCACATTTGGGAAAGCTATGCCGGGGACGGAGCCGGTATGGTAAAGAAGTGTGAGGAAGAAACCGGAGTGACGGTATGTAGCCCGGAAGAAGCACAGAGATTGATGGAGATGCAGAATGGAATGTAACGGAAATTGCGGATCATGTGCTTGGCATGATAATTTTAATGGGACAACGGATTGGATATGCAGCAACGAGGACAGCGACAGCTACGGAGCAGTCACATCCTATGACGATTACTGCATTGATTACGAACCAAAACAATAAAAAACGAACTCAATTACACCATAAACTTTCAATTATATCATTTGACAAAGGATGACTATGTTAAAATATCGGTCTCACCGATATTCTATACATTTATCATCCTTTTTCTGTTAGAATGAGGGTGTCTTGGTAAAGGCGTTGGTGGATTATCCTTTTCTTATGTGGAGTAGTGCAATGCTACTCCATATTGCTAAGCCCGGATAGCTCAACTGGTAGAGCACTTGACTTGTAATCAAGAGGTTGTGGGTTCGACTCCCATTCTTGGCTCTTACCTCTCGATAGAGGGTAATGGTTCCTCCATGATAATATAGGGGCATGGGCGGCGATGAACCGCCCAGTAATGTGCGGTGGTGCAGCATGGTAGCACGTCTGTCTGATACGCAGGAGATCATAGGTTCAAATCCTATTCGCACAACTATTTAATTACAGAAAGGAGCAGCTATATTGGAAACGGAAAACGTATACTGCCCTGTATGTAAGGCACGGGCAAACCGTGAAAAACTTCTTTTCAAGAAAGCACCCGGAGCATCCGGCACGATTTTCATAAACTGCCGTGGGTGCAAGGAAGTAATAAAAATAGAATTAAGCAAAGAGCCTTTGAGCCGGTTAAGTCATAAGTAGACTTGATCGGTTCTTTTGTTTTATTCGGAAAGGGGAAACTTCATGTACGCAAGCAACCGTCCGACTCTCGGTAGGCGAATGTTAATGACTGATGAGAGGGAGATAACGAAAGACAATATCATACAGGTTGTGTCAAAAGCATTTATGGAACATCAGGAAAATGTTGCCGAGGAAGTATACCTTTTTGAGTATGAGAGAGGAAATCAGCCAATTCTCAACCGTGAAAAGAAAATCAGATCAGACCTCAATGCCACAGTCGTAGAAAACAATGCTTCAAAGATTGTGGACGTGCATCTGGGATATTGTTTTTCCAACCCGATTACTTTCGTACAGAGAGCAAAGATAGAGCCTACAAAGAAACAGAAGAGAGCCTTATTCGGCTTCTTAAAGAAAAAGGACGAGGATAACGGAGAGAACATTGACGATTTGAAAATCGCCATGCTCAACAAAATGATGCAGGAACAGAGCAAAGCGGCAAAGGACATTGCCCTTGGAAGAAATCTGTTTATCTGTGGAGTCGGTTACCAGATGATGTTGCCGAACAGAAATCCAAGCCGTTATTCTCCATTTGAGCTTTTGGTTCCGAGTCCACTGACAACATTCGTGGTGTATTCCAATGATGCGTACAGAGAACCGGTGCTTGGATGTACCTACTTCATACACGATGATGGAACCATCACTCTAACAGCATATTCAAGTAGATTCTGTTACACCATCGAGCATGAGCTTAATACAACGGATTATCATTTGAAAGAGAATATCACTCCGAACCCACTGAGAAGAATACCGGTCGTAGAATTTGCATTGAATGACCGCATGGGTATCTTTGAAAAGGTTATCCCGCTCATGGATGCCATGAACCTTGTGGATTCAGACCGTATCAATGATATATTGCAGCACGTTCAGTCCCTACTTTGGATGCACAACTGCCAAGTAAATGAAGAGGGTAAGAAAAATCTCGTTGACGGCGATGGTGTCATTATGACAAAGAGTACCGGAGACGGCAAGGAAGCAAAGATTACATACCTCAATCAGACATTGAATGAGAGTGAGGTACAGAAACTTGTGGATCATCTCAATTCCCAGTTGGAGCAGATTACTTCTACTCCGTCATGGCAGGAAGCAAGCGGCGGCTCTACCACAGGAGCAATGCAGCTATCCAACGGATGGCAGTGTTTGGAGATTTCTGCAAAGACCGTTGAGCAGTTATTCACGGAACCGGAAATGCAGATTATTGATTTGGCAATAGAGATAATCAAGGCAGATCAGAGACCATATGACGGTCTGAAAGATATAGAGACGGCAGACGTTGAAATACGTTTCTGCAGAACCAAGACATACGATCTGGTGTCTAAAACAAACTCCCTTGTTGCATTACTTAATGCCGGAGTAGACGGTCTCACTTCATTCAATACTGTTGGACTGTTTACAGATCCTCAGCAGGCATGGGTTGACAGTAAGAACATTATTGATGGCATCCAGAAGAAACTTGCATCCAAGGAAGAGAAAACACAGCAGCCGAACCCTAACGCCTATAAGGATGATGAGGGGAACGGCGGAGAGAACAACGAGGAAAAGGATAAGACAGAGGAATCAAAGCAGCCGAGCAAAACGGCAATGGTAGAAGAATAGGCGGTGTGATATATGTATGATCCGGTACAATACTTTGATGAAATGAATATCCTCAAAGATGATAAGCTCCGCCGGATAAAGACCGCCAAGGAATTTATCAATGCCCTTGTTGATTTCTTCGCAGCACAGTTTATGAATCTTCTCTCCGGGATATTCCTTTACGAGAAGTCGAGTTCTGATTATGAAAATGAGCTTATGGATCTTTATTTTGCCATGGCTCCTGAATATCAGTACGAGACGGAGGTAAGAGAAAAGGCATACAGATTTGCAAAGTACATCCAGGAGGCAACCGAAAGAGCGGTAGCAAACGCCAACGGAAACGATGATTATAAAATGTCTCGCATGACCGGTGGCATTATGAAAGAAGAGGATGTTCCAAAGAGTGTTAAGCGGATGTTCTCGGAAGTCAGAGCAACCGAGATTGCCTTAAATGAAACCAACTGGATATATAACTGGATCAATCATCAGAATCTTGCCGAGAGGCAGGACACCCATACATGGGTAAGCATGAGAGATGAACGTGTCCGGGTAAGCCATTGGGAGGCTGACGGGCAGACAGTTCCGATAAATGAGCCTTTTACCATCAATGGGTACAAAATGATGTTCCCACTTGATGATAGTATGGGCGCACCGATAGATGAAATAATCAACTGCCGGTGCGTAGAATTATAAATTAGGAGGTAGAGCCAATGGCAACAGCAAGCAAAAAGACGGCAGCAGGCAAGAAGAAAATGGACGATAAGAAGAAAGTAGCAGCTTCCAAAAAGGAGACTGCGAAGAAATCTTCTGATAAGAAAGCGGCAGCTAAGAAGTCCACTGCAAAGAAAACTGCCACCAAGAAAACCACTGCCAAAAAGGCAGCAAAGAAAAACTAACTTCATACAGTTAGAGCCTATGAGCCGGATATGATGATGAATCGTGTCCGGCTCATTTTTCGGTTATTCAGGAAGAAATTCCTATCACATAACGGGTTAGAGAAAATCCTTACAAAACGCATACAACTATTGTCTTGCAGAGACGCAAGTAAAAAAACGCAGAAATTTATACGGAGAGAACCGTTCAAACGCAGGAGGTCAATTATGGCAGATGTAAACAGTACAGCAACTCAGAACCAGACACAGCAGCAGACTCAGACAGAACCGCAGAAACAGCCTACTACTCAGGTTTCCGGTACACAGCAGCAGACTCAGACAACCAAGCCGGAGGATAACAGCAACGGCAATGAACTTACAGTTGAAAGCCTTATGGCACAGCTTGCGCAGGAAAAGGCCAATAATGCCAAGTTAAAGTCTGACAATGACAAGTTATGCACATCCGAGGGCAATCTGAGAAAACAGCTCAGAGCTAAGCAGACAGCCGAGGAACAGGAAGCGGAAGCAAAGGCAGAACAGGCGGCACAGAGAGATGCCTATGTCAAGGAACTGGAAAAGTTCAAGTCGGTAACAGAATCATCGGAGCGTTATTTAGGAATGGGTATGCCTACCGAAATGGCAAAGGCAACAGCAACGGCAGAGTATGAGGGAAATATGGATGTCGTTACTGGAAACATCTCTAAGTTCATGGCAGAGAGGGATAAGCAGAAAGAGTCTGAAATCCGCGCACAGTATTTAGCTCAGATGCCTACACCGCAGTCTGGAAACGTAGGCCAGGTTGACTATTCAGCACAGATCAAGCAGGCAATGGACACAGGCGATATGCAGTCTGCCGTCCTTGCAATATTAAACCAGAGTGCCGCTAACAATCAGCAGGCATAACTTTTAAGGAGGTAATGAATTATGGCACAGGGCACAGCAACATCATTCGCTGTTCCTAATTTTAGCGGAATGTTATTCGCTAAAGGGCAGCAGGCAACACCGTTCTCTACTATGATTGGCGCAAGACCTCTTGTAACCAATCATGTAGAGTTTACTTGCGGTCAGGAGTACAACACAGAAACAGGCGAACAGCCTAAGATTTCTGAGACAGCATCCCTTACCGCTCCACAGCCGGAAATCGTAACCAGAAGTCAGCTTACCAACGTTACTCAGATCTTCCAGAAGTCCGTAGCGATTTCTTACGGAAAGCAGAGCAACATGGGTACACTGCAGGGTATCAACGTAGCCGGTCAGCAGGCAAATCCTATGGATGAACTTGCGTTCCAGGTATCTCGTAGAATGGCGAAGATCGCACAGGATATTGAGTACACTTTCATCAATGGTAAGTATGCGAAGGCTACTACTGATGCAGAGGCAAACCAGACCAGAGGACTTCTGACTGCGATTACAACCAATATACTCGATCTTGCAAAGAAACCCCTTACCTACTGGCTTGTAGCAGAGGGATTAAAGTCCATTCACGATCAGGGAGCAAAGACAGATAACATCGTCCTTGGTGTAGATGCAACCACTATGTTGCAGCTCAACCTTGATGCTCAGCAGAACAACCTGACTATCGTTCCTCTCGGAAGAGAAGTAAACGGTATCAAGTTACAGACCGTAGTGACCCCTCTTGGAGAGGTAGCAGTCGCATTGTTCGATACCATGCCTGCCGGTACTGCCGTTCTGTTTGATCCGTCCATCATGGCCCCTGTTCATCAGATGGTTCCTGGTAAGGGTAATTTCTTCTTAGAGCAGCTTGCAAAGACAGGTGCAGGAGAAACTTATCAGATCTTCGGTCAGATCGGTCTGGATCACGGTCCTGAGTGGATGAGTGCGAAGTTTACTAATATTTCCACAGATCTTCCTAGCAAGATCACGGCAAGCGGTACAACGGGTACAGCGGGGGAATAACAGGTCATACCCTTAACGGTAGTTCCGAGGTGGTTGATTCTTCTGAATCCACATCAACGGATGCGGATTCAGAAGAGACGGCTACTGACAAGAAGTACACAGAGGAAGAACTTAACGCTCTGACAGTAGCACAGATTAAGGCTATCGCAGCGGAACGTGGGTATGACCTGAAAGAAACCGTAAAAGCAAAGCTGATCGCAGAGTTTTTAACTCAGCAAGGGTAAGAAAGTGAGGACGGATTATGGACGCTAAATTGTTGAAAGTCATTTTAGATGATGAAACTCTCACTGACGAACAGATTGCCGTCCTCCTTGTGAAAGCTCAGAAACAGGCTGCAAATCAACACTTTTGGGCGGATGATGATATTCCGACAGAGGCAGAGTTGGAGAGATTTTATAACCGGTATGAGTTTGAAATCTATGATTTGGCGAAAGCCATAAACTCTGATGATGCGAGGGGCGGACTTGTATCTCACACAGAGCTTGGAGTTACCCGGAACTGGGGACAGACAGGTAAGAAAGATATTGAGTTGGCCTTGGCAAAGATTCCACCCAAAACCTATGTAGGTCTGTTAAGGAGGGATGGCAATGCCGAAGCTGAGACTTAAAGACCTCAGATTAAACCAAGTCCCTTTTTATTACCAGACTTATGACGGAACGGTGGATGAAGTGGACGAGGATGGCAACCTTACCGGAGAGAGCATACCGAAGTATTCAAATCCGGTTCGTGTTCTTGCGAGAGTAAGCCCGAACTCAGGAAATGCCGAGGACTCTCCGTTTGGTAAAGATATTGTCTACGACAAGACCATATCAACCGTACAGAAATTGCCGATTGATGAATACTCAAAACTCTTCATAGATGTGGTTCCTGTTCTCAATGAGGACGGCTCCACAGATACAGAACCGGATTATATATGTGTCTGCCCGAAACATGATTTGCAACAGAATCTATGGGCGATACGGAAGATTAAGGGGAATATCCATGCAGGACAAAATAACGATCAATCCATTTGACCCGGACAGCATAGATGAGGCTATTAAGAAACTGGAAAAGCGGAAAGAACGTATACACAAATGCGCAGAGAAACTTATACAGAGGCTTACAGACCTCGGAGTTGAAAAGGCACAGGAGTTAGTTCCGGTTGATACCGGTACGGCAAGATCTTCCATTATCGGTTATCTGGATGAGGCAGAGGGAGTTGGAATCATAAGTGCCGGAGGGTACTGCAAGTACATTGAGTTTGGTACTGGCGTAAAGGGTAGGGACAGTTCCCACCCAAGCGAAGAGTACAAGGCAATAATGAACTGGGCGTACAATTCCGGGGCAACAATCTTTACCACGAAAGACGGCAGAGAGGGTTGGTATTATCCGGCTGATGATGGCACATGGCGATTTACAGAGGGTATGCCGTCAAGACCGTTTATGTATGAGACGGCACAATATCTGAGGAAAGAAGCACAAAAAATAGCAAGCGAGGTATTCAAGGATGGTTAAGGACAATGTGAATTTGTATTTTACGAACCTCCTGAAAGACTTGCAGAAACAATATAGCAGTTTGAAAGGAGGACAGGTGTATAAAGCTACACCACCGTCATTTCCCTATATGTATTTCAAACAGATAGGTGGAGACGGAGCATTATCCACACTTTCAAATACAGAGGACGGTATCAATCTTGGATTGGAAGTCAAATTCTACTCCAATAAATCCGCCTTAGAAGTGCGGAAGTTAGCAAATTCCGCAAGGGAATATATGGTAGGGATTGGATTTCATTGCGACTACTTCTCCCCTGTGGAGAATGTAAGCGATACTTCCATTTCACAATTCCTTACCCGGTTCTCAAAACTGGAAACATGATTAACTCCATCGGCTAGGGTCGCTCCCGAAAAGCACTCGCCTGGTGTCTGCCGGTGGTTTTAATAAATTCAAGGCTTTACCTCTTAGGCAAAGGAAAACACAAGGAGGTAGAACGAAGATGGCAAAATGTACGAACGTCACTTATCTGATGAAGAAAAAGGATGGCGATGCCACATTTGAAAAACTGCTCGACATTACAGAGTACCCAGATCTCGGTGGAGAAAAGGAAAAACTCGATGTAACCACTCTTTCTGATAAAAAGAAGAGAACCATCAACGGTATTGAAGATACCGGAGATCTTAATTTCAAGGCATGGTACGAGTTAGCAGATTACAAGAAGTTACTTGCCATCCAGGAGTCCGGCAAGGTTGAAACCTACCAGATCTGGTTTGGAGAAGAGGGTGTTGACGGTAAGTGGGAGTGGTCCGGTGTTATGGCGGTATATCCGAACAGCGGTGCTTCAAACAACGCAAGAGAGATGTCGTTCTCTATCACTGATGAGGGCGAAGAGGCACTTCATTTTGTAACTGAGTAATTAAAGTAACTTAGTGGCAGGGGATTATTCCTCTGCCACATAAATAGGACAGATTAACGAAAGGACGGTTAATAATATGATTTTACAGACGGCGAATGGACCCAAGGAAATTAAAGTAGCAGAACTTGATTTTACAAACCTTATGTGTGATCTGGAAGATCACGATGTAGATGTCATGGGACTTCTGGATGATGATACCAGAGAGAACATGAAGATTTTTAAGACAATCAGAGCAATCATCGCGGTATTGACCGGTACAAAGGATCTTACTACAGCCGGGAAGATTTTAAGCGAACATCTCAAATATGGCGGATCTATGGATGAAGTCATGGGGGCGTTTACGGAGGCAATGAAAACCGCGGGTTTTGGCGAGGAAGCCGAGGAAACTCCGAAGAACAGCGGAAAGAAAACCAAGGCGGCAACAGAGTAGAGGAAATAGATCTCAGCAAATACAAATCGTTTACTGAGATTATCAATAAAGTTTGGCTTCCAAACGCTCTTCTCTATGGGGTTTCCTATGATACTTTCTGGAAACTGAACCCTAAAAAATTAGAACCATTCCAAAAGAAGAGAGAGATGGAGGCAAAAGAGCAGGCTACGGCAATAGATACATTGGCGTGGTCCGTTGGTTCGTATGTCGTAGATGCCATGGCGATATTCCTTGACAAAAATTCTCCGGCATACCCAAGCCAACCGAGAAGCATGAACAGCACAGAGAGCACACCGCCGGGAGCAAAAATGACGGATGCAGACAGATTCGCTGCCTTTGCCGCAGAACATAATAAGCGATTGAGACAGCGAAGAGAAAAGTAGCTGATTACATGGGGATAGGTTGACGAACCGAAACGGCGCAAGTCCGGCGCAGTTCCCCATGTTTTCTTATATTCGGACAAAACAATACCACCCACGGACAGGGTTTCAACGAAGTGAGGTGGCAAAATGCCTGATAACAGAGTAGATAGCATTTTATTGGAAATAGAAGCCACCACTGATAAGGCAGACGGTGGTATTGATAAAGTAACAAAAGCTCTTACCTCAATGAAGAAAATCACTGAGGGATTAGATACAGAAAAGTTAAAACAGATTCTTGATGTAATGCGTGGTTTCTCCGGCGTTGGAGATGATCTTAAAAATGCCGGAAGTGGCATGAGAAACATTGCATCATCCATTAAGTCTCTGTCAGGAGTTGATACGGCAAAACTGAAAGAGGTTGCGGCTACCGTAAAGGAAGTCAGCACAGCACTTGGAAACCTCGGATCAAATAACCGTGTCAGTATCAGAATTGATTCTGAGGGCGCACAGAGACGTGTACAGCCTTTGGAGAACGGTCAGCAAGCAGCAGCAGCCACAGAAAGCGTTGCGACCGCATCAGAAGAGGCACAGGCAGCAATGAACGGTGCTGCATCAGCGGCAAGTCAGTTGGCGCAGGAGGAAAGTAACCTCGGAACCGCCGGGCAGAGTGCAGCAGCCGGACAGACAAACTTAAACGAAAGTCTCAATCAGGCAAACACAAATCCGGCTAATAGACGTATTCAGGAACTCATAGACCAGATCAATAAGTACAAAGCCACTGTTAGCGGTATGGAGAGTGGGAAGATACGGTTTGATACCGGTCAGTATGAGGAAGCTGTGAATGGTCTCAGACAGGCTCAGGAACAGTTTAAGCAGTTCAAGGAAACGGTTTCACAGTCTCCTAAGAATATGGAGGATGTGGCAAAGTCCATTAAGTCCATAGGGGATGCCGCACAGAAATGCGGACTTGGAACTTTTTCTTCTATATTAAGTGGAATTGCATCAATTCTTCCGGCCATTGAAACCGGGGGCATGGCGGCAAATGCCGGATTCCAGTCTATGGCAGTTGGATTGGAAGCAGTACAGTCGGCAATTCCTATTATCGGTATCATACTGACAATACTCACTGCCATTATCAATGCCGTAAGACAGGTAGCAAATGCCGTAAAGAATGAGGTGCAAAAAATAATTTCTGCCGTGAAAACGGTAGTGAATAAAATCCGTTCTGGGATTGCTGCAATTATAAACAAATTCAAGGCACTCAAAAAGCGTATCAGAGAGAGCCTTGGTTTTTCTGAAAAACAGAGTGGAGCGTTTGCAAAGAAACTGGGTTCCATCCTCCGACTTGGAACATTCATGTTACTGCGCTCAATGTTTACACACCTATTTGAACTCGTAAAAACAGGATTCGACAACCTTGTTATTTATTCAAAAAGAGCCGGAACAGAGTTTCACAAAAACGTAAATCTTCTTTATAACGATTTACGTCAGCTTGGAGCATCACTGACAACTGCATTTAAACCAATCCTGAATGTGGTTACTCCAATTCTGGATTATCTGATTCAGAAGCTCGTTGCAGCAACAAACGCGTTGGCACAGTTCTTCTCAGCACTTACAGGCAAGAAGTTCTACACCAAGGCAATACGACAGAACAAAGATTATACAGATTCTTTAAATAGCGCAGCAAAGGCGGCAAAGAACCTTACCACCGGCATAGATGAGCTTAATATCCTGAGTGACGATAAAAGCGGCAGCGGCAGCAACAGCGGAGCTGATGGAAGCGGATATGAGACAGATGCGGTAGCTGATAAGTACAAAGACCTTGCGGAAATGGTTAAGGACGCATGGGCGGATGCTGATTTCACAGAGATAGGAAGAATGTTCGGAGAGAAGCTAAAAGAAGCTCTCGAAAACATTCCGTGGGATGGAATTAAGGCAACACTGAGAAAGATCGCCAAGAGTATCGCCACATTCCTGAATGGTTTCCTTGAAACCCCGGGATTATTTACAGAAATCGGAGTAACCATAGCACAGGCAATCAACTCAGCGTTTGAGTTTGTTGATTCATTCGTTGAGAACTTCCACTGGAGCAGTCTTGGAACAGCCATTGCGGATCTTATCATAGGTGCATTAGATACTCTGGATTGGACTCTGATAAATAAGACTGCAAAGGGGTTGGCACAAGGCATTGTTGATGCAATCAACGCTGCCCTGCAGACAGAGGACCTTTGGAAGAAAATCGGCACTGCAATTTCCAATACGATAAACTCAGCAATCACTTTTGCAAAAACATTTGTCAAAGGGTTGGACTGGGCTTCACTTGGAACTGCAATCGGAAATCTTCTCGGCAATGCGATCGCCGGAATTGACTATGACGGAATCGGAGAAACATTTGCCGGTTTCGTGAACGGGGTATTTACCGCCGTACTGAATTTCTCAAAGACGTTTCCGTGGACGGACATCGCAAAGAACTTTGCAAGCGGTGTCAATACGGCACTGAAAAACATCGACTGGAAAACAGTCAAGGACGGCTTCGATAGTTTCTGTTCTGGACTTGGTTCAAACCTCAATACGGCAATCACAAACATTGACTGGGAACTTGTCGGAACGACACTCGGAAACAGCATCAAGACACTTTTCAGTGGTATTGGAAAATTCCTTGCAAAGATTGATTTCAAGAAAATCGGTAGTGACTTTGCGAGTGCAATTAACAAAGCCGTAAAAACCATCAACTGGAAAGATGCAGGAGGTACAATCAATTCCCTCATCACTGGTGTATGCACACTGATTAACACTTTGATAGATGAGGTAGATTGGTACGAACTTCTAAAGGGTGTAGGAACGGCAATGTCCGAGATTGACTGGGACACAATTCTCAAAACAGTCTTTAAGGTATTTGCAGCCAAGTGGACGTTCAAGAATTTGTTCAAATGGGTATCATGGACCGCCATTTGGAATGGACTGAAAACAAGCGTTGTAGAGGGAATATCAAAGAAGTTTGGAATTGGATCTGATGATGGAGAAATAAATACTGTCGGAGAGAAAATAGTCAGTGGCTTGCTTGGTGGAATATCTAAATCCCTTTTGCCGGCACCATTGCAGACAGCGTTGAGTTGTTTTGGAAATGTGACAGATGTTGTCAAAGGAATATTTGGCATAGGTGGTTCATCCGATTCAACCGTATTCAGCACACTTGGAAGCAATCTTGTCACTGCTTTCAATGGAGGCATCGGAAAGAAATTCTCAGACTGCCAAGCAAAAGTTACGGAGTGGGCCGGAAAGGTCAATGACTGGTTCTCGGGTACGAGTTTTGGAAAGATTTGCAAAGAGACTTGGGAAACCCACGGTCAGAACATCATAACCGGCTTTAAGGACAAGATAGGCAATGCTTATACCACCACGAAAGACAGCATCACGACTTGGGCTACTAAGGCTAAAGAGTGGTTCAACAATTCATCATTTGGCGGGGTCAACGTGGAAACATGGACCGGATATGCAAATGACATTATCACTGGTTTCAAAACAAAGGTGGGTAACACATACACCACCACAAAAGATAACATCACAACCTGGGCGAGCAAAGTTAAGGAATGGTATACGAGCAGCGGCTTTGGAAACATCAATAGCAATACTTGGCAGACCTACGCAAACAATATCATTTCCGGCTTCCGGGAAAAGGTTGGAAACACCTATACCACCACAAAGAACAACATTACTACTTGGGCGAGTAGCCTGAAAGATTGGTTTTCTGGATCTTCATTCGGGAATATCAACAATGCCACATGGACCACTTATGCAGGAAATATCATAACTGGTTTCAGGAACAAAATAGGACTGTCGTACACAGATACGAAAAGCAATATCACAACATGGGCTTCAAACCTCAAAACGTGGTTCTCTGATAGTGGTTTTGGAGGCATCAATAGCTCTAAGTGGAGCACCTATGCAGAGAATATTATTTCCGGCTTCAAAACGAAAATCGGAAACAGTTATACGACTTGTAAGAGCAACATTACAACATGGGCTTCTAATGTAAAAACGTGGTTCACAAATACCTGTTCTTATGACAAGTGGTATGACATTGCAAAAAATGTGGTAGATGGTTTTAAGAACGGTATAGGAAATCTGTATTCCACCTGCAAGAACAACATTGAATCATGGGGCAGCAGTATTATCTCATGGTTCAAGGACAAGTTGGATATAAACTCTCCGTCAAGGGTATTCCGGCAGTTAGGTGTGTATTCCGTAGAGGGATATAACGAGGGAATCGAAAAAGAGGGAGCGAAAACAAAAGGATTTGTAACATCCTGGACGGATTCGTTCTCAAACATGGAAGTGAACCTCGGCACACGTCTGAAAATCGACAATGCTGCATTGAAAGATTACCAGAACAACTACGGCAGTGATTTCACGAATGAAGCCATTGTGCAGAGAGTTACGAGAGAGGTTTCCACACGAGGAACTGTACAGGCTACCCTCAATTCCGGCGGCGGCCTGAAAGACGCTATAAAAGAGGCCTTAGATGATCTGGGTATCACAACCGCTGTGAATGATATTTCAAGAAACACAAAGACACAGGCCGACAAGAAAGAACAGACGATTGTTGAGATTGGCGGCAAGACAGTAACGGATGCAGTAACCACACAGCGTAATGCGAACGGTTACAGCTTCCAAGGAGCGTAAAGGAGGGATAGGGAATGGCTTATATATCAGTTAATGGTTATGACTTCCCACCTCCGAAGCGTGGGGCAAAACCAACAGTATCTACCATGGTGGATGCCGGAAGAAATGCCAACGGCACGGTCGTAGGGCAGAGGGTTGGTCGGGATCAATACAAACTCGACACCCTCGAATGGCCGTGGCTTACAGCAGCAGAATGGAGCCGGATGCTTACGGTGCTGAGTGCATTTTTCGTATATGTCACGTTCCCGGATCCGGTAACAATGAAGAAAATCACGATTAAGATGTACCCCGGAGATAGAACGGCGGAACCGTACTGGATAGATTCAGACGGAAATCCAATTACCTATCAGAGTTGCAAAGTAAACCTTATTGATTGCGGAGAGTGATGGTATGCAGAAAGTATCAAATGAATACAAGGCAAGCATGAAAAGCTCTCTGAGAGAGCGATCATATATGATGATTTCATTCGGTCTGGTAAATCAGGAAGCACAGGCCAATGCAACCGTCATGGGTAACAACTTTGCCTACTATTCAAAGCAGACCGGTTTATTCGGTCAGCGAAAAGAGACAACCGTATATGCCACATTGGAGCAGGATTTCACAAAGGTAGATGGCTCTATGTATTTTCTACCAAGAGAGAATACTTCCGGGAATTACTACGACACCGGTTTGGTAAGCAAACCTCTGATTCCGGCAAGCGGATATGAGCTGCTTATCGAACTGAATGTTGTAGCAACGGACATTAAAGGACTGACTATCAATTTTGGAGAGGTTTATCCTACCAGGTTCGACATACTCACGAGTAGCGGACAGAGAATAGAGATTGTTGACAACGATCAGTCAGAGTTCAGCACAGAACAGGTGTTAGAGAATACCACATATATAAAATTCATCTTCTATAAGATGAAAAATCCATATTCCAGACTGAGGATTTATTCAATTCAGTTAGGCTACGGTCTTGTTTATTACAATGACGATATTATGGACTCTAAATTAGACAGCTACATATCCCCGATTTGTGAGGATGTTCCACAGATAGATTTTATGGTTAAGCTGCAGAACTACGATCAGTATTTCAATGTAGACAACCCAAACTCAGCAATCAACTTCTTGGAGACAGGACAGGAGATGTATGTCTGGTACGGTTATCAGTTGCCGAACTCAGACACTATCGAATGGATAAGAGGGGCAAAGTTACAGTGTAGTGCATGGGAAAGTGATGATTACTCGGCAACGATAAGGTGTCAGGATCTGTTCAGAAACATGGACGAGGAATATTACAAAGGCTGTTATGCTCCGGCAGGAATCACATATTACCATGCAGCAGAATTGGTCTTTCAGGATGCAGGAATTGATGAATACTACATTGATCCGTACCTCAAAAAGTCAACCACGAAAAACCCCATACCGAGGGTTAAGCACAAAGAGGCCTTGCAGATTATCGCAAATGCCTGCCGATGTGTTCTTTCACAGAACCGGTACGGTAGACCGCAGATTAAATCCTCATTCGCCCCAGAGTACGACATAACGTGCAACGGAGAGACAGAGTATTCCCATGTTCGGAATATAAAGAGTGAGACTGCAAAACAGGAGTACGCTTCATTTGCGCACAACTACACCACTGTAAATGCAGAAATGTATTATCTCCCGGAGAACCAGAGTAAGGCAGATAAGTATACCGGATATATTTCATTACAGCAGTCCAATAAGGATTGCCTGTTTGAAGAAAATCCGATTATCTACATAACTCAGGAAACCGCCTGTATGTACTATGGATTGCAGTTAATGTTCGGCTCTACGCTGCCGGACGGAATTATATTCAGAACTTTCAATGACGGCAAAAAGGTGGATGAGTATGAGGTAAATTCGGACATTACAAAGAGGCTGATAGTGCAGCACGATTTTGATGATTTTGATTTGATGGAGATTGAGTTTACAAAGACAAAAGAACCATTCAACCGCATAGTCGTTGATTACTTCTCATTTGGCGATATAACGGATTTCACAATGGAAAGGCAGGATATGACCTCTTCTCCGAAATCAATCAAGCAGGAGCTTGTCAAGGCGGTCAGAGTGCCATGCTATTCCTACCAGAAAGGAACCGCGGAAGAAACTCTTATCAGCGAAGAGACGGAGGCAGTAAAGGGAGATATTCAGACGTATTATCTCGGAGATCCGACTTATGGATGCAGAGCTACGTTCAATTCCTCAGCATCAAACGTCAGCATTGTAGAAAGCGGAGATTATTATGTGACAGTTAAGTTTCTGATTACTGGCAAGTACCAGTTTGAAATTATAGGACACAGATACAACATTGTTGAGCAGTATGCCGTAAAAACGCTCAATAGCAGAGGAAAGACCATAACATGGAAAAATCCTCTGGTAAGCGATATGGAAACGGCAAACCACTTGGCAGACTGGCTTGGGGATTATTATAACGCCGGTATTGAGTACGAATACAATACCCGTGGAAATCCAGAGATTGATGCGAACGACATTGTTTATCAGGAGAACGCATACCGGCCCGGATTAAAGGTAAATATCTACCGCCACATTGTTAATTTCTCACAGAGTTTATCTGGAAAGGTAATTGCCCGTAGGGTATCAGAAAAATAAGAACAGAAAGGAAGAGGAAAATGAATGGCTATTAAATCCGTACAGGCTATCGTAAACGGTGTGACTACCACACTCACATACGACAGCAAATCAAAGACTTACAAGGCTACGCTTACAGCTCCGGCAAAGTCCTCATACAATCAGTCGGGACATTATTACGGAGTGCAGATCATCGCCAAGGATGAGGCAGGCAACACGACTACCGTAAACCAGTCGGATGCCACACTCGGAAGCAAGCTGAGGCTTACGGTAAAAGAGAAAACCGCACCAGTTATTACAATCTCTTCTCCGACAGCATCACAGTTACTTACGAGTAATCAGCCGACAATTTCATTCACAGTCACAGATGATGATTCTGGTGTCAATCCAGATACAATCAAACTGCTTATTGATGGTTCTGAAATATCTGGAATCACAAAAACAAAGACAACATCTGGTTATTCATGCAGTTATAAACCGTCCACAGCACTTTCAGACGGTTCACACACCGTTGTTGTAAAAGCATCCGACTATGACGGCAATGCAGCTACTCAAAAGAGTGTTTCATTCAAGATCGATACTGTACCGCCTGAGTTATCAGTTACAAGTCCGGTAAACAAACTCGTCACGAATAAAACCACAGTAACGGTAGCCGGAACTACCAACGATGCAACATCAAGTCCGGTTACGCTGACAATCAACGGCAGCGCAGTAACTGTATATGACGATGGCACTTTCTCAAAGGATATAACCCTGAAAGATGGTTCAAACACCATTACCGTTGTAGCAAAGGACGGAGCCGGAAGAACCACGACCGTCACAAGAACAGTAACCCTCGATACAAAAGCACCGGTTATCTCAGATGTTTCATTGGCACCGAACCCGGCGGATGTCGGAGCAACCTATGTAATTTCTGTTTCGGTAACAGATTAGGCGGTGCGGCATGGCAGCTAACATATTGGTAAGGGACGTTACGATAAGTCCAAACCCCGTGCAGGCAAAGGGGAAATACACAATCTCAGTTTCCATTGAGGAACTGAAAGGCGTTGCATTTGTCGGCAATTATGTTGGCTCCTATGTCAATATATCAGACAAGGAAATTCCTGATAAATTGCCACTGGCATACGTTGGCAATTACACCAAAGGATAGGAGGCGATGAATAATGGCTGATATAGCAAATGTCACAGGAACTCTTGACGATAAAGAACTGAATTTTCAGCACTCTATCGGAACCGTATATAAAGCCTCCGCAAGCATAGATGGTTCGGAAAAGGATCATGTAGCCGTATTGACGGCAACGGATTCTGCCGGGAATAGTACAACGGAAACAATGGTTATTTCTATCTCGGGTTCCTGGACCACTCCAAAAACAGATTGGTACGGTTACACAGACGAGGATGGGATTTATCACGGAGACCGGTTCAACACGGAGGATTTCAACCGGATAAAGAACAACCTCGCATATCTCAGAGAGATAGCCGTGGCAATGTACCAGGAGTTTTCCATAAATGATCTGGGAGACGATAGGAGCAAAGACCAGTATTTTTATGCGGATGAGATAAATCAGTTGGAAGAAAACATTAAGCTCATAGCTGAAAACACATTTAAGCCGGACATAGGGGAGAACCCCTTATACACAGCAAATGGAAAGATTTTTGATTTCAACGAACTCAACCGCATTGAAAGCCTGATTTTGGATTTATTCAATCAGTTATTAAACCAATACAGAGGTCGGCAGATGCTTACCTTTAACTTTGGCATAAGGAGGGAGGCGTTCTAAGTGGCGTGGGAACGATTAAAGACAGACTACAAGGATGCCGTATGGTCCGGTCTGCGGAAGTTCATACCTATTGATAATGGGGACGGCAGTTATTCCGTAAAAGATGTGACCCAGTATACGGTGTATGATGAATCGTTTTTCGGTGCGTATGATGCCAACCGCATCAATACAGCCGTCAATGCAATCATGGCAGCATTGGAAAACGGAACAGATTTGTATGAGGTATTCACAGAGTTTTTTGAGAACCAGAAAGTTGAGTTTGACAAGAGAGCAAATCTGGATCTCGACTCATTCAATATCTTTCTCGACAATTTGCAAGCAACGGCAAATGCGGATGTTGTGCAGTTAAAGAAAGACTACACATCTGAAATGACAACGTTTGAGAACAATCAGGAAATATTGTTTAATCAATGGTTTTCAATGATTAAAGATCAGTTGTCAGCGGATGCAGCCGGAAAATTGCAGAATGAAATCAACGATGTGGAAACCCACATTAGAAACCTTGCAGTGAAGATACATTTCAACGATACCGTTGGAACTGCTGCTACAATAACTGTTCAAAATGTAACATCTGGTAACAAATATACTGTTACAGATTATACTCAGCCTTTGTATCTCACAGAGGCAGGAGAGTACACAATAAGCATTGCGAACGACAACTATATGGTTGCCCCGAAAACATTTTCTATCAGCAATGCGGATCTTATGACACATAAGACTTTCAGAATCATAGACGGCAACGGATTGGCGTTTGTCGATGGTTTTGTAGGAGCCTATGTAAATAAATAACGGAGGTAGACACAATGAGAGATTTCCCTAAGAGACTTGCAACCGCCGAGGACATTAGAAACTGTAAAACCCTCGTAGACGATGGCGCATTTGCGGCAAAGGATCTGTTAGAAGCCATCGAAGATCTCGAAAACATGAATTATCTTCACTGCCCTATCCTTGCGGTAGGAGAGGATAAGAAAACAGTAACTATCAACTATTGTGCAGAGGCAAAGGCCGGAACAAAGGCAATCGTTGGCAACAAGACTGTGAACATCACGAATGTTACACACGAAGAGGGAGAACCGGATGAGCACACTGGAGATACCCAGTTGGAAACAACCATTATCTCCACTTCCGCTATGGTTTCTACCGAAGCCACGGAAATTGCAGTTACCGCACCTTACACAATTTATGACAGTCTCGGCATGACAGCCGAAGAACTGAATCAGATCAAGGAGGAATTGGCTAATGAGTAAATTCTACGGTTATGATGAGGCAATGGATAATGATATTGCAAAGATAACCACTCCCAAACTTGCCCTCATGTCTGATGTGGTGGCATCAGATAAGAAATTCATCCGCATGGAGAGCGGAACACTTACTGTAATCGCCGGAGTTCTGATTGCAGTAGGAAATTCTGTTTTCAAGACAGAAAAGACCACACTCACAGCAAGCAATCTGGACGGAACGGCTTCAAAATTTGAAGTCGGAAAAGATTACTGCATTTATATCTGCGATCCCACCGGCGGAGACGCAACCAACTTTGCATCCGAACAGTATCGTATTTCCCTTAATACGACATATCCAAACGGTTATACAGCAGTTACATCAAGAAAAATCGGTGGCTTCCATTACGGTGTAGTCAGAAAAACAAATAGTTCCGGTATTCCGATCAGCGCATCCGGGGCAGCACTCGGAAGCGGGTGGGAAACAAACGTAACAGAGGGGATTGTTCCTAACTCTGTATGGACTCTTCTCCATAGACCTACTTGTGATCCTACCGGAATGGTTTATATCGGACCGTTCTGGGGAGACATCTATCTTTCATCCGACAATGGTGCCAGTGGTTTGCAGAGCAAAAAGGGTGTTGTGCCGATTACTGGAACAGAGGGATTAAACTGGTATATCGCCAATGAAAGAGCTATGAGAGTAGGAAAGAGACTTCCAACCTACGCTGAGTTCTGCAAAGGCGCATACGGTTCTCCACAGGGCGAAGATGGTAACAACACCTACGCATGGTCCGCAACTTCCAATACGGCAAGAACCGCCTGCGGAAATGTAAAGAACGCAGTTTCCGCAACGAATGTTCGCGACCTTGTTGGAAACGTATGGAAGTGGCTTGATGAGTTCATTCACGACCCTACCGGATCAGCATGGAACTGGTATGACGTTATGAGCGGACAGAAAGTTGGCCAGCTTTACATGGCCAACAACACAGGTTTGCTCGCGCTCTTTGGCGGTGGCGACTGGAGCAACGGGGTTCACGATGGTTCGCGGACTGTGGCTTGCGGCGCTTGTCCGTGGAGCGTGAACACGGGCATTGGCGTCTGGTGCGTCTGTGACTCGCTGTAAGCTGATGGGGACCGGCGAAAGCCGAGTCCCTTGCGGTTGAAAGGTTGGGTGTAATAGATGGCATACAAGAGCAAATACGAAAATCAGACCACAACCAAGATGGATTACATTCATACCGAAGCACACCAGATGGCCTACGACCTATCGGTATATCTCCATAAGAAAGTGAGAGAAATGCCACATTATGAGAAATTCACTCTCCAAAAGGATATACGAGAATGTATAGACGGAATCATGGATGAGATAGAAGCATACGAGAGGTCAAAGACAATCAGCCATCTTTATACAGCCGACAGGCTGAAAGGAAAATTGGTAAGAAAAATCCGATTGGCGCACGATCTTGGATATTCTGCGATGAACAATAGAGTTTACGAATATTGTGCAGAGCAGATAGGAATTATGGGAGCGTGCATCGGAGGTCTGATAAATAAAGCACAAGCAGAGAAACGAAAATAAGCAACTATTTGGGGTAGCTGTTAATTCGCACTGTCGCTCCGAGGTTTGCACGCGCTCATTGGCGGTGGCAACTGGAACAACGGGGTTCACGATGGTTCGCGGACTGTGAATTGCAACAATTATCCGTGGAACGTGAACACGAACATTGGCGTCTGGTGCGTCTGTGACTATTTAGAAACTTTCAGATTGGTGGAGCTACGGCTTGCCAACAAGGATTATTTGATAATCATTATTGAATAGTCAGACGGCTATCCCGTCCCGTGCGAATCGGGCAAATTTAAAACAGCGGAGTCAAATAGTAGCGTAAGCGAAGGAAGTGTGACGTAAGCGATTATATGAAGAGAATAACAGGTCTTATGAAAAACATCTGTACCATGAGCAATGCCTTACTTGCATACAGAAAGGCGAGGCGGTGCAAAAGGTACAGACCGGAGGTTTTGGAGTTTGAAGCAAACAGAGAAGAATATCTCAGCAAAGCCCGCCGGGAATTAAAGAGTTTGACATACACTCCTGGGAAGTACAAAGTTTTCAAAGTGTGGGAACCAAAGGAACGGATAATTATGGCATTGCCGTTCTACGATAGGGTTATCCAACACATGATTGTCAATTATATAGAGCCGATATTTGAGCATCAGTTCATATACCATTCCTACGCTTGCAGAAAGGGGAAAGGTGCTCACAGAGCCAGCAAGCAGTTGACAAGATGGCTGTATAATCTGGAAGTCGTGCAAGGCAAATCAGTTTATGTGCTGAAAGCCGACATACACCACTACTTCCAGAGTATAGACCATAAGGTTTTGAAGAAAGAACTCAGAACCTACATTAAAGACAAGGACTTACTCGTAATCCTTGACCGGATAATAGACCATAATGGGATATTCCCGGATGGTGTCGGCATACCGGTTGGAAATCTTACAAGCCAGTTATTTGCTAATGTATACCTACACCGCTTAGATATGTTCGTAAAACATACTCTTCATGTGAAGTATTACATGAGATATATGGACGATTTTCTGATTATATCAGATGATCTCGAACAGTTAAAACGGTGGGAGAAACAGATAGAGACATTCCTTGCGGAAGTTCTGAAATTGCAGTTAAATCCAAAGACAACAATCGTATACGCAAAGAACGGTGTTGATTTTGTGGGATATAGGCATTGGAACTCCACGAAGAAAATTAGAAAAGATGCTATGCGGAGATTGAAACGTCTTATGAAGAATTTTAAGGACGGAACAATCACGGAAGAATTTTTCGACAAGTCTCTCACGAGCAGAATTGGTTCAATCAAACACGCCGATACCTATAATCTGGTGGAGAAGATCACCTGCGAAGCAAAGGAGTTAAAGGAAAGTCATGCGTGATGGAAGTTATGTCATTGTAGACAGGCTGTGTGAGGCAACCACACAAATGCTTGAAATCATCCGAAAACAGGAAGAAATCATTGAGCAGTGCAGAATATCGGATGAGCTGCATAAGGAACTCGATGATATGAAAAGCGATGTGGACCAGAAGATGGATTTGATTGAGTATGACTTGAGATCATACAGACGGGAGCGTGGAGAATGATAGAGTTTATTGTGAAATATTGGATAGAGTTCCTTTTCGGACTGATAATCAGCGGAATGGGTGTCATGGCAAAACTGATGTACAATCAGCATTTAAAAAACAAAGCCATTGGCAAGGGCGTAGAAGCTCTTTTAAGAAACGGTATCGTTCAGACATACAATAAGTGGTCTGAGAGGGGGTATTGTCCTATATATGCACGAGAAAATGCCACAAGGATGTATGAGCCTTATCACATACTTGGTGGAAATGATGTTGCGACAGATTTAATCGAAGATCTGAAAGGACTGCCGACTGAACCACAAAAGAAGAAAGAGGGTGTAGAAGATGATACTTAAAATTCTGATAGGTTTCGCTCTCGGTTACATTGCAGCTTGCGTGACATTTTACATCCTGCAGAAAAGAGAGCGTAGGCGGAGAAAAGAGAAGAAAAAGAAAGTAAGCCTGAACACCTATGCAAAGGTAGCCACTACTGCGGTATTGGCTCATGGGATGATCCTTACATCGTGTTCCTATGTTCTCTCATGGATAGGCATGGACCCGGTGGTGGATGTATCAAGCACAATCGTCAAAGAAATCGTAGCTCCATTGGTGGTTTACCTTGGAACAAATACGATTATGAACATCTTTGAAAAGAACAAACTCAGTTTTTCAGTACCAATCAACAGCACCGTCATAAGCAAAGACGGAACCACACACAAAGCCTCTGATGATGAGGCAGTAGGATAGGAGGTCATATTATGACAATGGAATTTTTAATTGTAGCACTGTTCGCGGTATCATTACTCACAAACCTTACCGTTGAGGGAATCAAGAAACTTCTGGATAAGAAATCTGTTGACTATTCATCGAATGTGATGGCAGCAGTTACCGCAGTCGTTATCTCCGTGGCACTGTCCGCCGGGTATCTGATTTACACAGAAACGATGCTTAACGCAAAGATTGGCGTTGAACTCATTGCCCTTGCGTATCTTAGCTTTTTAGTTGCCACGAACGGATATGACAAAGTTATTCAGGCAATCAAGCAGATCAAACAGATTGGAAACCAGTAAGAGAATATTATTCAGAGCCATGAGCCGGATGTGAATTAACACACCCGGCTCTTTCTTTTTAAGGAGGCACGGATCATGGCATTGAAAGGTACGACAGCACAGGAGAGGGCATGGAACTTCTTTTGTGCTAAAGGATTAAGCCATTACGCCGTAAGTGGTGTCATGGCAAGCATAAGAGCCGAGAGCGGATTCAATCCTCGCAATCTGCAGAACAGTTGTGAGAAAAAGAGCGGGTATACAGATGAAACATATACCGCTGCGGTAGACAACGGCAGCTATGGGAACTTTGTCCGGGATTCCTACGGCTATGGGTACGCACAGTGGACCTATTGGAGCAGAAAACAGAATCTTCTCAATTTTGCCAAGAAGAAAAATAAGTCCATCGGAGACGAAGAGATGCAGTTGGAATTTCTGTGGGAGGAATTGACCGGATCGTACAAAGGGGTTCTTACAAAGCTCAAAGCCGCAAAATCCACACAGGAAGCATCCAACATTATCCTGACCGGATATGAAAAGCCGAAAGATCAGGGACAAAAGGTAAAGGCAACCAGGGGATCTTATGCCAAGGAATATTATAACCAGTTTGCAGTGAAAAAGGAGGAAAAGACAATGAAAGTAATTATCGGAAGTGCAAGAAGAGATGAGAACGGAAAGTATGCCGGAGGAAAGCCGGGAGATCAGGATGGCGTAGAGGTAAGCACACAGAATTATTATGTTCATACCAAAGGATGGTATATGTTCCGCTTCCTGAGTGACGAACACGCAAAGAAAGTTGCTAAAGCAATGTGGGATGCCTGCATGAATGATAATGTCGGTTACTGCCAGACACATCGTTCAATTATTACCATGCTGAAAAAGTACGGCAGCATGAAAGCAATCGCAGAAAAGACAGAGACAGATTGCAGCAACCTTGTAAGAGGATGTATCTACGAGGCAACCGGCATTGACGTAGGAAGCTTTAGTACCGCAACAGAGCCGTCAGTGTTAGAAAAATCTGGTCTGTTTGCTAAAAAAGTTGCTGTTACAGCTTCGACCCAGTTTAAACCGGGAGACATCCTTGTGACAAAAACCAAGGGGCATACTGTTATTGTTGTGTCTGTTGACGGATCCACACCTAGCAGCACATCCACTCCGGCAAAACCGGCAGCAAGCACATCATCTTCAAAAAAGGTAGAAAGTGCAAAGAGTAAGGACGCAGCTATCGCCGGAAAGTACAAAACGACCGGCAATCTCTATCTGAGAGTTGGAGCAGGAACCGGAAAAACAGCAATCACTCTCATGCCTAAAGGTTCAGATGTTCAGTGCTATGGCTACTATACGAGTTACAACGGAACACGTTGGTATTATGTGGCATACGGCAACCTGACCGGCTTCTGTTCATCTGCATATTTAAAGAGAACGTAAATCGGAGATAAACCGGATAAAATCGAGATAATCTTCGATGGTAATATGCCTATAATATACAATAGAGGGTAGAAACCGCATAAACACTGGAAACCTGTGCTACGGCTATGGAAGCACAGGGTGTTTGCTAATTAGAAAACACATTATAATGCAATAATTGACGTTATAACGTCTTAACAGGGCTATCGTGTATGCGATAGCCCTTATTTTTCATAAATAATAACAATCTCTAATAAATCGACATATATTAAATCATAAAGACATGGGAGAAATATTAGATGAAAATGTATACAAGAATAGCAAATCAAAATAGCTATTCGTACATTAAAAGGAAGCGTAAAGATGTAAAGTATATAGTAATTCATTTTACGGCTAATAAGGGTGATACTGCCAAAAATAACGCGGATTATTTTGCTACGGGAAATACCAGACAGGTGGGGGCACATTTTTTTG